TTAGATAAGATTGCCCAACTTGTAGATAAGATAAAAGATAGCGGTAATACATTAGTGCTTGTTGATCGGGTCAATGCAGGACGTGAGTTACAAAGTAGACTTCAAGATAGCGTATTCATATCAGGTGAAACTAAACTCACAGAGCGTAAAGAGGAATATGATGAGGTAAAAACGTCGGATACAAAAGTCATTATCGCAACATATGGTGTCGCTGCTGTAGGTATCAATATACCACGTATCTTTAATCTTGTGTTGATTGAGCCTGGCAAATCATTTGTCAGAGTTATCCAAAGTATTGGTCGCGGCATACGTAAAGCGGAAGATAAGGATCATGTAGAAATCTGGGATATCACTAGCGATTGTAGATTTGCCAAACGTCATTTGACACAACGTAAAGCATATTACAAGGAAGCAAAGTACCCATTTACAATTGAAAAACTTGACTACTAATAAAAAATGTCGTAAAATAACAACATGCGTATATTAACTTTAGACAACAAATATTATAACTTAGAAACATTACCTGATGAGATTGATGACTTGCGTTTTGCTATATTAGATAATAGCAATCCTCAAAGCGTAGATTATCATTATATACCTCTTATCTTTTTAGAAAGTTTTAACACTCCGGCACTTGTATTGACAATCGCTAATCGCAATATCAAGATGCCGTTAGATTGGCAAGTGTTGATAGGCGAAAAGGAACATGGTGATCTTGAAACATTGCCACTAAGCAGCCTCAATGATCGTGGATTCAGTGCGTTTGAATTTAATCCATTAAGTTCCTTCAGTCCTACATTCGTACCTATAGAGATTGCAGATATCTATCACGATGTAACTTGGTATGCTCCTAGACTACGTAATGGACAGTTCTTATGTGTACCGATAGATGATGGTCCTAAACCACGCTGTGTTTATTTCGTCAAAGAGATAAGCCGCAACTGTGAGATTGTTGACTACAATCAGGTATTTTGATGAAGTATGGTGTAAAAGTTTACTGGCCTGATGGTGACTTCTTATGGGTGACTGAGGGTGATAGTAAGTTTCAGATGCAACCTAAACTGTTTGAAACGGAACAAGAAGCACTTGACTATGCACAGATTTGGGGCGATACTGCTGTAGTAGAATTATATGGCGAAAGCAAAGATACCAACTGACGAGAAGTTTGAGAAGCAAGACTTTGACTTGTTTGAAGCCTTAGCCGCCATTGATCGTAAGGACTATGGTTACTATGATAGTCTTACTGAAGAACAACAAAGAAAGTTTAGCCCCTATATGATGGTACGATGGATGAGTTCTATCAAGGGCAATACTGCATTACAACAATACCATGTTTTGAGTACAAACGAATTTGCTAATACACATTTGTTTAGCGAGTTTGTAAATAAGCATCCTAAACTACAATGGTTGATGCTATGTGCTAGCGGTCTAGGTAATGGGAAACAGTTTCATCAATTTTTAAAACCTAACAAGTTGGATGATAACGACCTCATTAATTTTTTAAGTTCAATATATCCTACAACTAAAATCTCTGATCTAAAAATATTAGCCTCAATCATCACTACAGAAGAGTTAGAGCAACACATACGTGATTCAGGAAACTAAGTTCAAATGTGATTTTTGTGCTAAAGAGTTTTTACGAGAAACTACTATAGCAAAACACATGTGCGTACCTAAGCGCAGATGGCATGAAAAAGATTTACCTGCAAACCGTATAGGGTTTAATTCTTGGATACAATTTTATGGTAAGCATAGTAACAAAAAGAAAAAAGATTATGCTGAATTTATGTCTAGTGCTTATTATGGAGCATTCGTAAAGTTTGGTAATTATTGTCTAGAAGTACAAGTGTTGAATATTCCTAGATACATAGACTGGTTACTTAAAAATCAAATAAGTATAGATACTTGGAATCGTGATAGTGTATACACAAAATTTTTAATAGATTATTTAAAAACTGAGGATCCTTTAGATGCTATCGCCCGCAGCATAGAAACTTGCGTACAATTAGCAGAGACACATAAAATACAAACAAAAGATGTATTACGTTATGGAAATGTAAATAAGATTTGCTTTGAGATAACTAAAGGAAAAATCAGCCCTTGGATGCTATATCAAAGTGAAAGCGGATTGAAGTTTATGGAAACATTAGATAGCACACAACAAAAAATGATATTAGAATACATCAATCCAGAACAATGGGCTATCAAGTTTAAGAAACATAAAAATGTGATAGCAGAAGTAAAAGAATTATTAAGCGCAGGCGGTTATTGATGAAAAATTTAAAAAATACATTAGGGCAAGGACAAGGATATGAGATATTATCTGGTTTTATACCTTCAGTTCTGATAGCAGATTACAAAAAAATACTTGGTCAATTACACCCTGTTCGTGCAAGTAGTAGCAAGAAAGTATACGCTGAACGTGAAGAAATAGAAAAATTAGATGACATAAGCGTATGGTGGAGCCAGACAGTTGAGACTTTTCCTGAATTTCAAAAAATTAAGAAACTAGTTGATCCTGTAATCTACAATAACTTTCCAACCCTTCAGTTCTATGCAAGCGACAATGTTACTATTAATGCTAGGAGTCAGTGGTTAAGTCCTCATGTTGATACCCCTCATAGATTTGAAAAGTGGAATTTTGATAAAAGATTATTAGGCATACAATGTATAATTTCACTTGATGATGTAACAAAAGAGAATGCTGCTACAGGCTTAGTTCCATTTAGTCAAAAGCGGGATTTTGAGATCATGAATTGCTATACTGGAACTTATGATCGCTGGTTCATTGATAATTGTAAGCAACCTGACATGCCTAGAGGTAGTTTACTTTTATACAACTGCAGGGTGCTACACAGCAGTATGCCCAATAATACTGATAAACCAAGACCGGCATTGTTATTAAATTACCTTGATCGCACCATACTTGATGACGTTTCAAAAATTGATAATATATGGAAAAGTAATGGTAAAAGTTCCTAAAGATTTCCAAGATTACGATGACGATGATGCTGATATTGAGAAGCGTAAGGCACGCTGGAAGTATTGGCAAAATCTTAAAGACCTCAAATTAGAGTTTAAGAGTGAAACGAATAGTAGAGACCATAGAGAATATATGAAATGGTTAGAAAACAAATATGGGTTTAGACCACTTGAAAATATTGAAGGTATGTTAAGTGATGATTATAAGGTAGTTGACGAGAAGAAGTTTTTAGTGTATATTCTTAAGTATGGCAAATGATTTAATGATAGATTTGGAAACACTGGACACAAGTCCTTATTGTGTTATCCTTACTATTGGCATCGTGAGATTTGATCCATATGGTGAAGGTGTTGCTGAACGCTGGACACTAAAGCCCACCGTAGAAGATCAGACTGAACAATATAATCGTATTATCAATGATGATACTATACGCTGGTGGAGCGAACAAACTCCTGAAGCATTAGAAGAAGCCATGAGCGATAATGATCGCATGACATTACGTGACTGCATGGAAAAATTATATAGTATTGGTTGGAATCGTAGGGCAGTATGGAGTCATGGTGCGCCGTTTGACGTTGTTGCTTGTGAGACTGCTATGCGTCAAACATTAACTGATAGACCTAATCCAATACCTTGGCCATTCTATACAGTGCGTGATACACGCACATTGTTTGAGATTGCAGGTGTTAAATTAAAAGATGGTGGACATGTCACTACGCACAAAGCGGTAGAGGATGCAGAACGTCAGGCTATAGTTGTACAAGAGGCATACAGAAAGTTAGGACTTTCACGATGAAAAAATCTCGCAGGCATACTTTGCCCTATTCAAAACACAAAGAAATGTTACAATGGCTCTTTGACAATGTACAAGAAAATTACTACGATGACGGAAAAAGATATAATATGAGTAGCGTAGGGCAGTTTATTGAGTGGCGTAGTAAAGATAAAGAAAGTTGGATACTTAGAATAGTTGGAAACCCTCCAAAATGTTTAGTTGAAATATTAGACGAAGAAAAAGAAATATTATTTTTATTATCATGGCAATGAAATTTAACAGCGATATTGATATTGATTTAGGTGATAGAGATAAACTATTATCGCTCATTGACCATACGCCTGCAAGTATAAGGAAAAACGAAGTTAAAAGACATAATACTGGCATCTATGTAACCGATATACCATATGATAGCGTCAATAAACTTTCTGCTATTGATTATGAACAAGCAGAAGAACGCGGTTATATGAAACTAGATATACTTAATGTGCATGTTTACAATCAGATACGTGATGAAAATCATTTAGTAGAACTAATGCGCGAACCGAATTGGTCACTATTGAATGATTCAAAATTTGTTGAACAATTGATACATTTAGGTAATCACTATAATAGTTTACAAAAAATGCCTGAACCTGTAAATACAATACCAAGACTTGCTATGTTTTTGGCTGCGATTCGTCCAGGTAAAAAACATTTGATAGGTCTTCCTTGGTCTGAAGTAACAAAGACTATCTGGGAAAAAGAAGAAGGTGTTTACACTTTTAAAAAGTCACACGCAGTTGCCTACGCGCATCTTGTAGTAGTGCATATAAATTTATTAGAGGAAAATGGAAATTAATTTATTAAAAGAGGATGATGAACTACTACGCCGTGTTGCTGAACCATGGGACTTTGCTGTTGACGGCGACCCTACAGAACTAGTCAAAGATATGACAAAGATCATGTTTGAGAATAACGGTATAGGACTTGCTGCCCCTCAAGTTGGTGTACTCAAAAGATTGTTTATAATGGGTAATTCAGACAAACTTATCGTTTGTGTAAACCCAACGCTTAT